AAAATACCCCTACAAAAGCAAACAGTCGTAATGGGTAATATTAAAAAAACTATTTTTACAGTTACGATAGAAACCAATGATACCATAGATGCAATGAATGTAGATGACTATGTATATTATGGTGGTGAGCTTTGGTTGGTTGATGACATCATAGCTAATGATTATAATACAGCAAAAGAGTTTTCTAAAAGACCAAGTTTTACAACAGAGATAAGGTTAAGAAAATAATGAAGTATAATTTAGATGGTAGTGAAGGTTTTGGTAATGCAGAAGATTTAGCAAGTAGTCAATTTTATTATTTATTGTTTACTCAATTTTTATCAAATGCCCCACAGCTTTCAGGAAACTTAATTAAAAATATTACACTTGAAGATTATGGTGATTATTTTAAAATCGTAATTTCTGGACCAACAAAAAGTGGTTTTGATTATGCACAATATCTAAATCAAAAACAAACACCAACAAAGACAACAAGAAACAAAGGAAGTGTGTGGTATCAATGGGTAGAAAAAACTATCAAAGAAACAGCACAGGCTGTATCAGGGAGTGTGAAGTATGAACTATAAATCTTATTTAGAAGGTCTATCTTATTTTAGTGGTTACACAGTAACTGATGAATTGAACTATCAATACAATGGTTCTGGCAATGCACTTGTGATTAAGTATCTTAATGGAACAAATTACAAAGACAGTAAAGTTCAACCCATACAACTTGCAGTTTATACAAATGATTTAGTTGCAACAAAAGCAACACTTGATACATTTACAAAAGAAAAAAATAATGCACCATTCTATGATAGCCAAACACCAACAACTTATGTTCAACAAATTTATTCAACACCATTGTTGCTAACACCTTTTGACCCAACAGGAAATAATTATACACATCAGTTTGTTATCAATGCAACTTTACTTACATCAGAAAATGTTAACGAAATAAAACAAGTATTTATAGATGGTGTAGAGTATGAAACCACACAAAGAACATTAAGCTATGTGGCACAAGTTGACAATCAAAGAAATGCAAATGCTTTTTTAAATACATCAAATGTAACTTATGGTAGTTTACAATTTAACTGCCAGATGATATTAAAAAATAATACATTAAATAATAAATTAAAATTGATAAGAACAGACAGTTCAGATTTAGACACAACCTTTACTGTCAAATTAGTTTACAGCTTTAACAATGTGGAAGAAACATATAGTATGAGATTAAGCAATATGACAATCAATAGTGAGAACCAAAGCCTTCCAATCTTATCATTGTCATTTGTAAAATAGGAGTGTGAGTTATGCCAGATATTGAAGTCATCATAAGAAAAGGCACAAGTGCTGATGGTGTATCACAAACAGAAGCATCATCATCAGCAACAGGTGAAGCACAAGTAAATAAAAAAGAAAAAGGCAAAAGAAGTGTGCAACAAGGTGCAATCAATACTGCCCTTTTACAAGTTGGTAAACAAATGGTATCACAAGGCATAAGTCAATATGCAGAATTAAGTGGTGATTATTATACGGCTGGTGCATTAAATGCAGTATCATCTATAGGTGCAGATGTAGCAACCATTGCAGTTGGGGGTGTAGCAGGTGCAGTTGCAGTTGCTGGTAAATATGCTTTGCAGTTTGCAACATCTTTTGTGCAACAACAAAGGCTTACACAAGAACATCAATTTACAGTTGAACGATTAGGACAAATTTCAACAAAAGGAAGTAGATACTAATGGCTACAATCAATGCAGTTAGGTTAAAGAGAACAGGTTTTGCAACTGATTTAGCACTTTCTTTTAAGTATGGTATCACAGTAAAAGACATTTTAAATCAAGATTTAGATACAGGTTCTTTAGTTTTAGTTAAAACAGCAGAGTTAGATATAGAACCTTTTGATATTATTGAGATAACATATGAAACAACAAAAAAATTAAATTTCTATGTAGGAACAATACAACAAAAAATTACAAAATTTGGAACAACAAAACAATATCAATATGACATTGGACTTGTGTCTTTAACTACAGAACTTCAAAGAATAGTATTGCCAAGTAGAAGTATCACACAAAGTTTAGATGGCACATCAGATAAAACAATCAAAACAATAATGGAAAACTATTTAGAAATTTATGCACCATCAATTACTTTATCAACAGAACTTATAACCAAGTTGGGTTCAACCATAGCACCAGAGCAACAATGGAACAGACCCACTTTATTTGAAGTATTTAACGATTTATTAAAGCCTCTGGGTAGTGTGGTCAAACTAACAATAAACTCTTCAAATCAGAAGAAAATTAGTTTTCTTGATTTAGATGAAGAAGGTAGTGCAATAGACCAAACAAAAATTCATAATTTAGAAGTTAGACAAGACATCAGAGAGTATGCAAGTGAGGTAGAAATAGATGCACAAAATGTGTATAACAAAAAAGCTATCACACATACACCAGAAAACTACGGACCAAGAACTGTAGAGCAAGTTTTAATAACAAGTAACAACCAACAAGTCGTTTTAAATAAACCTATCTTTGATGTTAAAAAAGTTACAGTATCATTTGCAAATGGAACTACAGCTTCTAATCAAACACAATACACCGTTGATATAACAAATAGAGTTGTAAATAAAAAAGTATGGGACACTTTCTTTCCAAGTAATAATGCAGGTAAAATACAAGATACAGCAACTGTAAAATACAAAAGAAACTATTTATTTTTTGAAGAAGGTAAAAACATTATTGATTTAACATTTAAAGAAGATGATTGGCTTGGTGTTTTGACAGGCGACCACTCTAATATAAACAATACTGTTTATTGGTCATTAGTAGATAATGGGCAAAACACTTTAGCTAATGCAGTTCAAAATGATTTTAATGGTTTATTATATAAAGATATTGTTTTTAAGGTGGAATATTTAACCACAGATAACATTTTATTTAAAGTTAAGAAAGACATACCAACCAGAAATAAAAGTGTCTTAATTAGTTCACAAGAAAGTTCAATAATAGATAGTCAAAATTTAGGTAAACAACAACAAGAGTTCGTAAATAGAATTGGAAATAGAGAGATGATGATAACAGGTAGGTATGATAATTATAATGACATACCAGACCTCAAAGATTACATAGATGATTTTGTTTTAGTAGAAAGAGAAATACAAATACACGAAAGCCACTACAATTTTAAAGGAACAATGAGTGAGTTTTATAGTAAAGATAATATGTTTGCAGGAATAAACAGTCAAAGAAAATATTTTTCTATTGCACCACCTGAAGAAGCATTTATATCAAACCATCTTACAGAAGTTAATTTTACAATAAGTAATAATGATGAAGCCAACGGTAGCTTTTTAGGACAGACAGAAAATTATGTGGTTGAAAACTTTGGTAAAAAAGATAAATATATACAAGGTGCATTAGTTCTTACTGATGAAACACAAACAGAAACACCATCAGGACAACCAAAAAATGAAATACTTTTAGAAACAACAGCACACCCAATAGGAAAATCAGTTATTGTAACAATGCAAATGACAGATAATTTTAATAGTCAAAGAGGTGTTGTTAGAAATGGCAATACAGGTTATTCAACTTTTGTGCCATATGTAGATAGCAATGGTAGGTTTGAAGAAATAAAAATACATCTATATAGATATGATGCAAACTATCTTAACAGAGGTATTAGTATCAAACCATATTATGTTACAGACCCTTCACCAGATGCAACTAATAACAATCAAACTTATTTTGAAGCAGGTGCAATAGTAAGTGATAAGTTACCAGAGATTTCATATCAATCATCTTTTACAAGAAATGATGCACAAGGTAATGGTTATACAGATACTTATAATGTGATAAATACAAATGCAAGGGTGTATCAATCAGGAACATCAAGTAATAATTTTGTTAAGAGATATAAAGACAACAGAGAAATTACACACGAAACATTACAATTTAATTTTGGCACAAGTGTTAGTGGTAATGGTAGCACACAACAAATATTTATAACAAATGAGTTTGTAAACTATACACCAATGATATTTAATGGCACAACAGACTACACATTTAAGATTGCTTATTCTAACACATTAAGATATAATAGAGATAGCAAAGTATATAAAGGCAGTTTACTATCAACAAATAATGTTGCTTTACAAAGAAGTGGCAATGAGTTACAAATTATAGATGTAAACCAATCACAAGTTTGGCTAAATGCAAAAAATGATGCAGTTAGTTATGCAATATGTGATACAGATGGAAACATACTTATAGCAGTAAATAAATTAGGAAGTGGTTCTGGTTTAGCTTCAACATATGAACCACTATATATCAATAGGTAAGGGGGTGAATAAATGGCTAATATAGATTTTTATTATGACATCAATAACTTTACACTTGAAACAATCGCAGACAACAGCAATGTGTTAAATCAAGGACAGACAGACAGCATAGAGTTTAGATTTTATTTTGGTGATTATACTTCTGGTTCTTATGTAGATGCTTTGACAACTACAAATATGACAGACAATGGTTGCTTACTAAATATTGAAAGACCAGATGGTTCTTCTTCAAACAACATAGCAACATCACCAATTTATAGTGCAACACCAAAATACTTTAAGTTTACAATAACTGATTGGGTTACACAATATTCAGGAACACTAAAAGTTACTGCTAAAAGATACAACCCTGTAACACAAGTTGAACAGACCTTCGGTATTGCTAACTTGAATATACTATCAAGTTCATCACAAAGCACAGACACCATAGAAGATACACAATACCAAGCACTCGTGAGTTATTTATCAACAGCAAATAATAGATTAGAAGTTAGAGCAAGTGGAACAATAGATGCTTTAGATTTGGTTATGTTTGTAGGAACTGTTGGTGCAAGTGGTAAACTGTTAGTATCAAAAGCAAGTCAAACAGGAACTATCAATATTAAAGACCACCCAGAAAGAAAGATGGGAATTGCATTGACAAGTGCTACAAACAATCAAGATTTCTTTATACAACTAAATGGCATTATTGAAAATGTAAATACAAGTGGTTTCACAGAAGGCAAAATATTAGTGCCAAGTGCAACAGTTGCTGGTGGGCTTATAGAAATAGATGATACTAATGCACCAGAAGCACCACTTAATAGAACACCTATTGCAGTAACAGTTTATTCACATCAAAATCAAGGCATCTTGTGGGTGAAGCAAATACGCTTTCCAAAAATGAGCCAAGTCAAAGATGTGTATATAGATTATGGTTCAATAGGTCAAGGGCAAACATTAGTTTGGGACACAAGTGAAGCACGATTTAAAACAGGCTTTAGTGGTGGAGTTTTCTATGATGATAACTTACCAGCAGAAGCAGATAGATTTAATAACTTAACTTATTTTGATGAAGATTAGGGGGTAAAAATAATATGACAAAATTAGAGTTAGAGTTAAAGGTTCAAAAACTTGAAGAAGAATTAGCATCATTAGAAGAAGCAAGACAGTATAAAAAAAGAAATGAGGAGTTGTTGCAAGAAGCATTTGATTTAAGACAAGAGGTAACACAAATCAAATCTCAAATGCAAGAACAACAAAAAGGGCAACAAGAATTAGGAATAAAGTATAATCAACTTGCAAGAATATTTGATGAGTATATGAAAGCAAGTGATGACAGCGTAGAAATAAACAAATTGTTTTTGAGAAATATGTTAAGAACTCAAGAACTTATGAAACTAAAAATACAAGCCTTTAATGGTGAAGGCGAAGGAGTTAAAAAATGATTATTAAAAAATGGAACACCAGCACGACCGCTTGGGAAGCGTTAAGTCCTAAAGTAACTTATACAGATATTGTTGCTGATGTGACAGCAGGTTCACCTGTAAGTATATTTCAATCAGGAAAATTGAACCCACAATATTTGCCAGACTTTGTGTTTGGTGGAATGAGATTTCAGTCTGCGATTGGTTCACAAACTGATGCTTCTTTTGCAAACAATTTAGATGCAGTTTATCAAGCAGTCGGAACTGATAATATTCAAGCAATGGTTGGTTCATACTTCATTGCTACAACAACTTTTACATTACAGAATAATAGTGGCGACCAAGCAGGAACAACAGGTAGATATTATCTATGGGACACAACAAGAGAAACAGAAGAAGAAGCCCCAGATGGTAATGATTTAGTTGTAGAACACGGTGATTGGATTGTCATTCAAAGTATATCAGGTTCAGGAACTCAAGGTTCACCTTATTCTATTGCTTTAACAGTTGTGAATAATACTTATGCAACAGCAAGTTCATCACAACAAGGTATTATAAAACTTGGTTATTCTGAAAATGGTAAAAATTACCCTGTTGAATTATCAGGTGGAAGAGCATTTGTTAATGTGCCTTGGGCAGATACAAATACATTTAGAACGGTAACTGCTGGTGGTAATACATTAGGTGCAACTGAAACTTTAGCATTTACAGCAGGAACAAATGTTTCTATAAGTGAAAGTGCTGGTGCAGTAACTATATCATCAACAGACACAAATTATTCAGCAGGTAATGGTATTGGACTTACAGGAACAACATTTAGTGTTGCATCAGGAAATGGTTTGACACAAGAAGCAAATGGTTTAGCACACGCTGACACATCAAGTCAAGCAAGTTCAAACAATAGTGGTAGAACATATATTCAAAGTATAAGTCTTGATACATATGGACATATCACAAGTTTATCAACAGCAACAGAAACTGTAACAGATACAACATATAGTGCTGGTAATGGTATTGCATTAAGTGGCACAACATTTAGTGTGGCTGGTGGTCAAGGACTTACACAAGAAAGTAGTGGTCTTAAAATGACTTACCCTGTGTATCACGGTGATACACTACCAACGCTAACAAGTAGTTCAGAATATAGTAATGTAATCGGCTTTGAGTGGTAAGCAAGGGGGTTAGTTAAATGGCTAACGAGATTAAATTAAAAAAATGGAATGGTAGTGCTTGGGTTCAACAATACCCAGAAGTTAGACACACAGATATTGTTGCATCAGGCACACCAAGTTCATCTAACTTTTTAAGAGGTGATGGTGCTTGGGCTAATGTTGGTGATGGAAACACCAAGTTTTATGCTTGGAGAGCAATCAACAATACATCAGCAAGTGGGGTTGTATATTATAGAATTGCAAATGTAAGTGCCTCAATATCATCACGATTTCAAATAGAATTAACAGGTAGATACGCTGGTTATGGTGATGGTGATTTACCTAATTATTGTAAGATACTTGGACAATTAAATAATGATAACAACTATGATGTGTGGTGGTTCAATAATGAAACAGGAACAAGTCAAGTAGTTGATGAGGTTGGTATTGTAGATGATGGAACAAATGGAGTAAACATTTGGGTAAAAGTATCAAACTTTGCAGAGGTAACAGCAACTGCTTATTTAAGTGATGGAACAATAACAACTTATGATAGCAATAGTGAAACATCATCAGCACCAACAGGTTATACAGCAACCACAGAATATAAAATGTGGAATAGTGGAAATGATGGTAGTGGTAGTGGACTTGATGCTGACACCGTAGATGGCTTACAAGCAAGTCAATTTATTAGAAGTGATACAACAGATAGTGCATCAGGTAATTTAACTTTTGGTGGAACTACAACTTTTAATAATCAAGTAACTATTGATACAGGAACATCATCAAATGCTTTATATCTTAAAGGAACATCACCAACAATTACATTTGCAGATGACACAAGTGGTGCAGATGATTTCTTTTTACACGCTAACAGTAATAACTTTTATATATTAGCAGATAGAGATGGCAACAATAATGTAGGAACAGGTTATGAAACACCACACCCATTACAATTAGAAGCAGATACAAATATTGGTTATTTATTTGGTGAAAGAATTGCAACAAGAGATTATGTGGACACAGAGATAGCAAGTCTTGTAGCTTCAGCCCCAAGCACACTTGATACACTTAATGAATTAGCAAGTGCTTTAGGTGATGATGCAAACTTTTCAACAACAGTAACAAATAGTTTAGCAGGTAAGTTAAATTTGACAGGTGGAACACTTACAGGAACACTAACAACAAAAGCAATCAATATGCAAAATTTTAATTTAACAGGCGTTAATATGTTGCAATTTAATGATGCAGGCCCAAACGAAGGGATTGATTGGAGTGGTGGAAACTTTAAGATTTATGAAAGCCCTGATGATTTAACAACCAATAGCGCAGGAAACTTACAGTTTGTAGCTGGTGGTCAAAGAAGAATGACTGTTGGAACTGATGGTTATGTATATGTTGGTAGCACACTTCACGCACCTACATCAGTAACTACAGCAAAAACACACATAACAGCTTCTAACCCTATCTTACAACTTACAGATAGTGATACAAGTGGTAGTGCTTATATAGATTATCAAGGTGGCACATCACTTAAAGTTCACGCTGGTAGTGATGCTTTGACATTTGTTGCAGGTAATGCTGAAAGAGCAAGAATTAGTAATGGTGGACTTTTCGGTATTGGAACGACAAGTCCTGCATCAAAACTACAGGTTAATTCATCAGGCACAGCTTTAGGTAGGTTTTTCTCAACAGGTAATGGTGATACACACGGTTTATACTTAAATGTAAATGTTACTGCTGGTGATGTTGCATTAGATAATAATGTGCATTTTGCATCAAGTGGTTCAAACTCTGGTAGCTTTACATTTGCAACAGGTAATGATGAAAGAATGCGCATTCAAAGTAATGGTAATATAGGTATTGGAACAACAAGTCCTTCTGCTAAATTAAATATAGTTGATACCACATCAGGTTCAGACTTAGCTAAGTTTAGAAATGACACAGACACAACAGATGTTACAATTAAAACAACATCAGGTGCAATAGCAGTTATAAAGAGTGGTGGTGGTGACCAATTACAACTATCATCAAATAACAACGACACGAATGGTATTAGAATAACTACAGCAGGTAATGTAGGTATTGGAACAACAAGTCCAAGTGAAAAATTACAAGTAAATGGCAACATAAAACTTAATAGCACATTGCCTAAAATTCAATTTACAGACACAGATAATGATAGTGATTTTCACATTGCAAACAATAATGGTGTGTTAGAAATTGCAGACACAAGCAACCAAGAAGAAAGATTTGCTATAACAACAGCAGGTAATGTGGGTATAGGAACAACAAGTCCAACACAAAAACTTGAAGTCAATGGTAACATTAACGGTAACGAGTTACACCTGAACGATACAAACACAATAATAAAAGAAGGTAATGCTAACTCTGTAAAAATACAAACCAATTCAGGTTATGTAGATATTGGACCACAAAACACAGGCTTTTCACATTTTAGCACAGATAGAGGTAGATTTTATTTTAACAAAGGTGCAGACTTTGATGGTGATATAAGAGCATATAGTAACCCAACAACAAAGATTGAAGAAAGCACAGGTTATATTTTTGAACTTGGTGAAAGAGTAGCAACTCAAGACTTCGTAGAAAATGCTTCTGGTTATTGGAAACAAATCAAAACAGGTTCAACAACAATTACAAGTGGAACATCTGCAACATCAATTACTGTAGATGAAACATTACTCAATCAAGGTGGTCAAGACCAATTAGTTATAGCTTTTGAATTAAATACATCAAGTGTAACAAGCACAACAAGTGAGGTTCATATTGTTAAATTAGAAAACTCAAGTAGTTCAGCAGGTGGTATATTATTCAATGCTTCAGCAAGTAATGCTTCAATACAAGTTGGTTCAATAAGAGTGTATAGAGGTTTAGCATCAACACAACTAACATTTAGTTATAGTTATAAATTCACAAATGGTTCATCAAGTGAAATAGCAGACACAGTATATGTGGGTAGAGTTTGGAAACTTGTAGGAGTTGAAGGAGTATAATATGAAAAGATATATAAAAACAGAAGGCAATCGTATTGTAGATATAAGACATAAAATGATTGAAGATTTTACTGAAATAGAAGTTGAAGATGAATTAAGAGATATAGACATATTAAGAAGTTATGTTTACAGTAATGGGTCTTTACAACAATCACAAGATTTAATTGATACACAATTATTAAAAGAAGAAATGTTTGCAATTCAAGGTTGGTTATTTGAAAATGATTGGAAAGTAAACAAAATTACATTAGGTGAGTGGGAAGCAACAGACCCAAGATTTATAGAGTATAAAGAACAAAGAGCAATAAAAAGAGCAAGACTTGATGAAATAAAAAATATAATAGGAGTGTGATATAATGACTATACAGTTTAATATCAAAAACCCAGAAGGGTTAAAACAAGGTGAACTACTTATTTATAATGGCAAAAAGTTTGAAGCAATAAAAAAAGAACATCTTTTAGAAGGTGTGATGAAAGACTTTGCTGTTTTAAAGAAAGAGTTTGAAATGTTAAGAGAACAAACAAGAGTTCTCAAAGAACAAATAAACAAAAGACAAAAAAGATTTCTTGGTGCTTTTGTGAAAGAGGTGAAATAGATGAGTGAATTATTTGGTTTACAACTTGAAACAGTTGAAGCAATCATTGTAGCACTTGGAACTTCATTTGTGGGGACAGGAACTGTTGCACTAATTGTTAAGTCTGCTTTGGGTAGAGTTACAAGAACAATGAAAGCAAAAGTGTTAGAAGCTGAAGAAAGAAATAAAATTAGTTCTGCACAAGCTGAGCAAACAATGAAAGCACTAACTGCAAGTGAAACAATCTTAAAAGCACAAGTAGATAGTTTAAGAGAAGAAATAGATAAATTGATAAGAAGCCAAAACCAAACCAACAGAAATGTGCAATCACTACTTGATGAATATAAAGCAAGAGATGAACAAATCAAAGACTTAATTGTCAAAGAGTTTGGTGATGACATTGAGTAAAAAATACATTAAAGGCTTGTTATATAACATTGCCTCTTTTGTGGTTTTAATTACACCAACTGCATTTCTATTTCTTATCAATAGAGAACAATGGGTAGTTCAGGGTGAAGCAACTAAAATATCTATCGGTGTTTTAATTGGTTTGCTATATGCAATTTTAGTTATGCGAGGGGCGTTGAAAGAAGTAAGCCCAAGAATAGCCACATTGCTATCTATGTTCACTTTCCTTGCGATTGTTTGGTTTTTAGGTAGTATCATTCAAGATTTATTTTGGGTCATCTTATCTATCATTATTGGCTATATTTTCTATATGTTTATTGCTATGATAGGTGAAAGACATATGCAAGAATATAAAGCATACAAAGATGAAAAAGTTAGGGTAGCAGTAAGACAAGAAAACAATGATGACCTAATGGGTGTCTAATATGGAAGAAAAAAAATTATTAGAAGAAAAGTATAAATATGTAGAAGGCAAAAGAAACATAGGTGATTGGGTCAAGAAAAGAATGTCTTGGCTAATACTTATTGTTGCATCTATATTATTTATATTTAAAGAAGGTTTAGAGTTTAGTGCATCAACTGATGATGTATTAACAATTATAATGTCAATGTCATTCACATATCTATTTGCACTTTATGTGTCTATCTCATTAAGACAGATGGGTAAAAAGTCTGGTAAAGAAAGTCAAACATTTATGAACGCTTTAAAATATTTAGCAGAAGCAAAGACAAACATCAAAGAGATTATGTATTTGCTTCCACGCTATGCCAGATATAAGAATGAAGTGGCTTTAAATGATGTTAGAAAGCTTTTTATTGAAGAGATGGGTTTACTGTTTACTTTATATAAAAAAGGCTATTATGAACGAAAAGAGATATATAAGAGTTTATCAATAGAACAAAAGAAAGCACTTGAAGATGTTAAGAAAATTAAGATAACAAAATTACAACCGAGTGATTTATTATCAGAACACAGTAAGAGCAAATCAAAACATTATGACCCTTTATATTTAGGTAAAGATGAAAGAACTGATGCAAGACAATCAAGTATCACAATGGCAATTACAAAATCTATCTTACCTATTATTACAAGTTACTTTGCTATTCAGGTTGTGTTGGGTTCATCAATATTATGGGGTGCAATACAAGTTGCAGTTATTATGTTGATGGGAGTAACACATTATATGGAAGGTGAGGACTATATAGTATCAGAGCTTAAGAACAGACAAATCAACAAAGCAGATTTACTTATAGAGTTTAAAAACTTATATGACAACTCACATCAAATCTTTCAAGAAGAAATTAAAATATTAGAAGAGCTTGAGAAAGAAGAACAAAAATCATCACCACCTATTATAGAAAGTGGCGAGATGCCATTACAATTAAAAGAGGCGTAATTGCTTCTTTTTTTTTGCTTAAAGATAAGAATATAAAAAATACCAAAAAGCATATTACTTGAATTTTATTTTAAGTTATGTTACAATATAAATGAAGTAAGATTTGGTCTTTGGCAATTTAATTGTTTGAATGTTACCCTTTGTGAAATAAAAGTGTATGAAACAAGAATTAAAAAATCTAATAAAAAGTATAGTAGCAAAGAAAAACAAAATAAAATTTAGTGAAATTATTAAAACATTCTTGAAAGCAAATGAAGAAGATAAAAAAATGTTTGCACTTCTTGAGTATGATATAACAAGGTTTAAAGAACCTTACAAATCAAATGAAAATTACAAATGGTTCTTGACTTGGTCAAAGCATCAAAAATATTTTACTTATGGGGCGTTGGGTAATGGTTTATTAGCAAAGTGTTTAGAAGATGGTGAAGTTGCAAGATGGGAACACTCATTTGATGATGAAAGCATATTAAATGCTTATATTATATCAAAAGAAGAGAATGATGCAATGTGGAATTTAGCACCTGAACATTGGGGTTAATATGAAATTCAAAACTTTCTTAAGAGCATATAATAAAAAATTCTACAACAGAAGATGCAAAGATTTATATGATGTCAAAATTGTTTCAGGTGATGATTTCAATTCAGATAAAGAAGGCTACATCACTTGGTTTGATGATTTACCTGTAGCTGAATATAAAGGCAAAGATGGAAAATATCACAGACAATATTCAGGTTTGCTTACTCGTAAAAAGTGTGAATATTATGATAGCATTTGCGATAGGCTTTATGACAGAAATATTTTAGACATTGAAATAAGAGATGATGTTGGTAGAATTGAAATGGTTGTTGAGCATAATGAAAATGACCCAGACATCTATGGTCAATTATTGCCAGAAAATAATAGTATTGAATAAATAGAAAGGAGTAACGAAGGGTAACATTGAAACAATTAAAAAAAGTAGTGCCACTTTATTTATATTTTAACTATAATATATATGAAAGTGAAAAAAGTTTTTATTGCACTTGTATTTTTTTATAAGTTTTAGTAATATATAAGTGAGGGGGAATAAAACCTCACACAAATTTCTAACAGAAAGGTGGTGATTAAATGACAGTTGGAAATTATATTAGAGAGAAAAGACTTGACATTGGTATCTTGCAAAAAGAATTAGCAGAGAAGTGTGATGTGTCGGTGCAAACAATAAACACAATAGAGAATGACAAGTCAAAGCCAAGCGTAACAACCTTGCGAAGAATTGCACAAGTTTTAGGCGTGGACTATTTTGTTCTGCGAAGAATATTGAAAGAAGGAGTAGTGTATGATGCAAAAGATTATCAAAGTAGCTCATAACTCTGATGTGAACAAGTTGGCTGGTTCTATTGCCCTTTCATTATATGAAGATAAATTTGTTTATATACAAGCAATCGGAAGCCAAAGTGTAAATCAAGCAGTTAAAGCTATTATAACTACACGAAGATATTTAGCACCAAACTCACACGACCTAACAGTTTTACCAAGTTTTAAAATGTTAGAATTAGATGGTGAGGAAAAAACAGCAATAAAGTTTTATGTGAAATTGACAAGTGCATTGTCATAAAAAATAAGAAAGAAGGAGTAATACAAATGCCTATTAAAAAAGCAAATGAGTTAGATTTCTCAAATAAAAAAATTAAGATGATAGTAGCAGGGTATGCTGGTATTGGTAAAACAACACTTGGACTTTCTGCACCAAAGCCATTACTATTTGATATTGAGAATGGTGTTGACAGAGTAGAAGGTCAGTATAGAAAAGACACATTGATTGTTGAAAGTTATCAAGGTCTGTTAGAAGATTTAGAAACAGAAAACTTTGACAATTATGAAACATTTGTGGTTGACACAGGTGGTAAGTTATTAGATTTGATGAAGCCTTATGTGATTAGACAAAATCAACAAAATGGACAGCGTGATGGTTCATTGTCTATGAAGGGCTGGGGTGCAGTAGCACAAGAGTTCAAAAGGTTTATGAAGATTGTCAACAATATGAAAAAACATATCATTTATATTTTTCACACAAAAGAAGAAAATGATGGTGATATAACAAAACTTCGCATACAAGTAGAAGGTTCAATCAAAACAAAGATATGGGAAGATATGGACTTGGGTGGTTTTGTAGAAATGGTTGGCAAGAAAAGAACCATTGGTTTTAGCAATACTGAAAGATATTATGCTAAAGGAACACACGGTGTAAGTGGTGTATATGATATACCAACGCTTTACGAAAAAGCTAACAATGATTTTCTATCAAATTTATTTCAAGGTTATATAGATGACCTAAACAGTTATTCAACAGCACATATAGAAAAACAAAGTGCTTATACAAAAGCAATGTTATTTAAAAAAGTAATTGACAAGTGTGATAACGATAATCACTTAAATAACGCTTTAGAACAACTTAAGACAGTAGAACATTCATTGACAAGCGAAAGAGAGCTTAAAACTCATTTAATTAACAAGGCTAAAGAGTTGGGGTATAAGTATGACACCAATAAAAAAGCCTTTATATAAGATAACAGCAACACTACTTAATTCTTGGAATTATATTTACCAAGCGAAACCAGACTACCAAAAAGAAGCATATGATAGTTTTGTGAAATATCTTAATCGCATTAAAGAACCACCTAACTTTTTTATGAGAAGGGGTTTAAAATTTGAAGATGATTGCTATAATGGTCAAGTGCCAATTATAAGTGATGTGATTAGAGATGGTGCATTTCAGGTCTATGCAGAAAAAGATATAAATGTAGATGGTTATGAGATTAGATTACTTGGTTATCTTGATGTATTAAAGGAAGGTATCATATATGACATTAAGAGGGTCAATAGATATGATTTACAAAAGTATCTTGGTTCATATCAACACCCAATATATTTTGAGTTAATACCAGAAGCCACAAGTTTTGTGTATCTTATTGGTGCAGGTAGTGGTCAATATGTTAATGTATATACTGAAGAATATTTACGAGAAGAAAGTGCAGATTTAAAAGAGGTCATTAGAAAGTTCTTTCAATTTCTTAAAGATAATGACTTGATGCAAACCTATATAGAAAATTGGAAAATAGATGAAATAATAATTATAAAGGAGTAATAAAATGTATAGAGTAGAAAAGACAGCATCATTAGATGCAAACACCTTAATTAAAGAAGGTGAATATGAAGTGGTCATTGAAAGAATGACAGAAGGTGAAACACCAAACGGTAAAAAGAAAATTGATTTGATGTTAAGAATTAGAGATATTGAAGGTCAAGTTCACATCAATAGAGTTTTATTTGATACGATTTGGAAAGAAAGAGAAACAGAATTTTATAATAGAAGAAGAATAAATATGTTATTAGGCACACAAGATTTCGAAGATGGAAAAACATTTAAAAACATTATAGCTATTATAGATGAAATGCTTGGTTCATTTATGAGAATTAAAGTGGTCGTAGCATTTGATGAATATAGAGGAAAAGATGTGAACAAGATACAATATTATATGAGTTCACAACACAAACCTAAACAGGTTAAAAAAGTAGTAGAGGAAGTAGCAGAAGAAGATTTACCATTTTAATTTAGGAAGGTGCAAAGAAATATGCAAAAATATGTTGAAAACATACCTAAAGAGTTGCAAGACTTAAGACAATGGGTATGTTGGAAGAAAGGTGCAAATCAAGAAAACGGTAAACCAACCAAATTACCAATAGATGCAATGACAGGTCGTTTTGCAAAAGTATCAGACCCATCAACTTTTACAACAATGCAAGAAGCGATTATTGCAGAAAAACAATTTGGTCTTGATGGTATTGGTTTTGTGTTCACAGGTAAAGGTTATTTCGGTATAGATTTAGATGACTGCCCAGAAGAACTAAAAAATGAGTTCATCAATCATATGCAATCTTATTCAGAAACAAGTCAAAGCGGTAATGGCATACACATTATATGTAAGGGTCAGTTGCCAAAAGGTCGCAACCGTGTCAAAGGTATTGAAATGTATGATGACAAGCGATACTTTATTATGACAGGCGATAAGATTGGTAATTATGATTTAGTAGATGGGACAGAAAAAGTCAAACATTTATATAACAAATATCTTAAAAAAGAAACAACAAAACCTATCACAAGTGTTGTGGTTCAAGATAGTATTACACTTGATGATACTACACTTATAACAAAAGCCCAGAGGTCAAAAAGTGGTCAGCAGTTTTCATTACTGATGCAAGGTATTTGGGCTGGTCAATACCCAAGTCAAAGCGAGGCTGATTTGGCGTTCTGTAATTTACTTGCTTTTTGGTCAGGTAAAGATGCAGACCAGATGGACAGAATATTTAGAATTAGTGCTTTGATGAGAGATAAGTGGGACAGAAAACAAAGTGGTTCTACTTATGGAAAACTAACTATTGATAAAGCAATAGAAAATTGTCAAGCAGTATATGGCAGACAATACGAAGATGAAACAAGCATTTATATAAATGCACATTCTGGGGAAGTCGTAACTGTTGGCAGTAAGAATTATACTTTAGATGATAGTGGTAATGCTGAAAGATTAAAAGACAGAATAGGTCAAAGAATTAGATTTAATTTTGATACTAACAAATGGTTAATCTGGAATGGCAAGTTTTGGGAAGTTGACAGAACAAATCAAATTAAGTTTTTTGCTGAAGTGATTATTGCTGAAATGAGAAAAGAAGCAGAAGTTATAGGTGATGAAAAAACCAGAAAAATTTTGATGAGAAATGTAACCAGAGCATCACAAACAGGTGGCAAGAAAGCATTGTTAGAAGAGAGCAAACATTATGTGCAAATATTGAGTGAGCAATTAGATAATGATGACTTTTTACTTAACACCCTTGATGGTATGGTTGACTTAAAAACAGGTGTGGTTTATGAACACAACAAAGAAAAATATATGAGTTATATCATAAATCATCAAATAGATAGAATAAATAAACCTGTGAAATGGTTAGCATTTTTAGATGAGATTTTTCAAGGTGATAAAGAACTGATAAACTTTATACACAAGGCTGTTGGTTATACGCTAACAGGAAGCATCAGAGAACAATCTATGTTCTTAACTTTTGGTGATGGTTCAAATGGTAAGTCAGTTTTTCTTGATGTTATAAAACGATTGTTATGTGATTATGGTGCAAATGCACAGGTAGAAACTTTGCTTGAACGAAAATCAAATGGTAGTGGTGGGGCAAGTGAAGATTTAGCACGATTAAAAGGTGTCAGGTTTGTAACTACAGGTGAGAACTCTCAAGGGTCAAAACTAAATGAGGGTCTAATCAAACAAATGACAGGTGGTGAAAAAATTACAGCGAGGCATTTATACGCTGAATATTTTGAATTTTACCCAAAGTTTAAGATTTGGTTAGCTACCAATCACAAGCCAATTATTAGAGGTAATGATACAGGTATATGGCGTAGAATTATAAGCATACCTTTTAATTATAAAGTGCCAAGAGAAAAGAGAAATAAATCTTTAATATTTGAGTTGCAAGAAGAGATGGGTGCAATTTTAAAGTGGGCAATAGATGGTTGTTTGAAATGGCAAAAAGAAGGACTAAAACTTCCAGATGCTATAACAAAATCTAATCAAGACTATCAAGAAGAAATGGACATTATTACCATATTCTTAAAAGACCACACAAAAACAGACCCTCAATCAAAAGTATTAGCAACAAAAATATATCAAGAATATGTAGCGTGGGCGAAGTCATCAAATGAGTGGGTGGCAAGTTCAACAATATTTGGCAGAGAATTAGGTAAACGATTTAAGAAAAAAAGAACGAGTAAGGGGGTATGGTATCTTGGCTTAAAACTCAAAAGCGAGAACCCAGAATATGTATATGAAAAGTAATGTAAAGAAAATCGGAAATCAGACAGAAAAAGATTTTGCTAATTTAATGTTTAACAAAGGTTGGTGGGTTCATATTTTAAATGACAAAGTAAATGGACAACCTTTCGATATAATTATGGCAAAAAATAGTGCTGTTTGGTTTTTAGATGTAAAAAATGTAAGTGGTAAAAATTACTTCTTACACAATAGAATAGAACCAAATCAAAAATCATCAATGAAAATGTTGATGAAACGAGGTATCTCAAATGTGGGTTTTGTTATTTGCTTTGATGGTGAATGGTATTTACTAAAATATAGCAAAATTGATTTTGACAAACCAAGAACATTAAAAAGAGATTGCATTAGGGTATTGATATGATATTCTATTTAATCGCATTGTTTATAGGAATTTTGTTTGGTTGGCTAATGCTTTTTATTAAAAAATAATTAAAGTAAAAAAAAATAATCTTTTTTATTGACATTCTCTTTAAGTTATGATATTATATGAGTGTAAGGCAAGAAAGAGCCTTAACAAAAAGGAGAAAAGAAATGAAAAGATTAAATGAAAGTGTAAGAAGTAAAGTAGTAACAACATTGTTGAACTATGATGATTGTGATGTATGGTATTACAAAGATACAAATAGATATGAAGTAACACCAAATGGTATGTTAACTGCTGAACCACAAAACAGAGTATTAGTAGGAAGATATTATCAAAAAGATTTCTTCCCAAATGATGAAGAAAGAATAGCATTATTAGAAGCATATGAAAAAGCATACAGACCATTATATGCTTTACAACTTGAAGAAGATAAATGGGCAACTAATTTATAAAATGCGAAACCCACTTAATTGTGGGTCTTGGGGAAATGGACTACCCCAACTGATGAGCAAGTCCAGAGAGGGTATTGTAATATGAAAAAACGATTATTTACAGATGAAGAGTATAAAAACTTAATGTGTAAAGTAACGGTTAGACCTTTATCTTCATTTAAAGGTTCAGAAATTGACAAAATATTAGCACAGCAAGTAGAATTAAACACAAGAAGAAAAAGACTTCACAATGCTTTTTATAGCGAAAAGAATAAGAGAGGAATGTAATATGAATTATACCAAAGATAATTTAATAGATTATTTTGACTTTGAAGATTTAGTCTATGTCTGGAATGAATATGTATATGAACATTTAAGTCCAGCAGATGAGATTTTTGAGAATGACCAAGATGGTTTAGATAGTGCTTTTTCAGGTCAACTTCACGATTTAGCAAGGGCGATTGGAAATGGGTCATATAATCATCAAGATACACATTTTAAATTTGACAAAGAATATTCTAAAATAATATCATTTAGTTGGACTAATGAATTATTAAAAGTTATTGATGAAGATGATTTTATAGATTGGTTAAATGAAAGAGAGGAAGAATAATGTTTGTATTAGTTAGAAATGTCAAATCACAAGAACTTTATTTTGTGAGAGAGATTGGTCAAGATGAAGTATTAGTATCTTGGCAGGAGTGTCAGAGATTAGAAACTTTTGTAAAGTGGTGTGCCTATAATAATTTAGAACCAAAAGAAGCAACATCACTTGAAAAGTTTAGTTCAATGTTAACAGAAGAAAGACAAGGAGTATCAGAATGAAACTGAAACAATATGAGCTATATGGTTTTATGAGAGAGGTAGCAAAAAAAATGAATATCAAATTAGATTTGACCATTAAGTTTGCAATGTTCTTTGAAGAGTTAGTTGAATATCTTATACAGTTGGGTCATCTGCCAAGAACCATTACAACAGATGAAACACTACTTGATATTTATGATACAATTTATATGAAAGCATCTTCTTTTTGGGAAAATCAGTTAGGAAGGTTATATTAAAATGCAAAAATGTTGGTGGGCAGTTGATGATGAACTGTTTCAAGATTATGATGATGCCTATGATTATTTAGTATCTATGAATGAGGGTGGCAGTAGCGATTATTATGATGAACTTTGTGAGCAAGAAATTTATGAAGTTTGTGGTATCGTAGAGTTAGCTGAATTTTGTGAGGGTGAAGAAGGTTGTATTGCATATTATGACAAGAACTTCATCACATCTAAAAATGAATAGCGTTATCAGTAACAAGATTATTGTAGAAAATTATAATATGGCACTACTTAATTATTGTGAGAATAATTTAGTGCTTGATAACCCTGATTATTATGTAGCAAAAAAGATGGGTAGATGGACAGGTAATATTGATAAAAAACTTTACCTATATGAACGATTAGGAAATAAAATCTATTTACCATTTGGTGAGCTAAATAATGTATGGGACATTATCAAAGATACACCATATGAGCTTGATTTTGCACCGTTTAAAGCATTAGAAATGCAAGGTAATGTTAGTTTATATGGCTACCAAGAAAAAGCCCTTAAAACGCTAAAAAATGCAAAGGGTGGTGTCTTGGAAGCACCGTGTGGTTCTGGTAAAACACAAATAGGTATTGCACTTATTCAAGCATTAGGTCAAAAAGCCTTATGGCTTACTCATACAAAAGACCTATTGATACAAAGTAAGAAGAGAGCAGAGCATTATTTTGATGGTGATTTTGGAACAATTACTAATGGCAAAGTAGATATAGGTCAAGACATAACATTTGCTACCGTTCAGACAATGACTAAATTAGATTTGTCAGAGTATGCAAAAGAATGGAATGTGATTATTGTAGATGAGTGTCATAGAGTAGCAGGAACACCAACAAAAGTGATGCAATTTTACAGGGTCTTATCAAATCTAAAAGCCAGACACAAATTTGGTTTGTCAGCAACACTTGACAGAGTAGATGGTTTACTCAAAAGCACTTTTTCACTACTTGGCAATATGGCATATAGTATTGCCCCAGAAGAAGTTGGTGATAAAATTATGAAAGCCAGACATCAAATGATAGCAACTGATTTAGATGATAGCGAGAAATATTTAGAAACAGATGGGACATTTAACTACATCAAACTTATAGATTATATTACAAATAATCAAGATAGAAATGTTGAGATTGTGAATAGAATTTATAGAGAACCAGACCATCATCATTTGGTGCTAACCCATAGAGTAGAACATATCAGAACGCTACACCATATGTTACATAGTATAGGCGTAGATGCTTTGATGATAAATGGTAAAATACCAAAAGATGTGAGAGAACATATTTTACATCAGATGCGAGAAGGAAAACATAAAGTTTTAATTGCCACCTATACACTTGCCAAAGAAGGTTTAGATATACCCATACTTGATAGGCTACATTTAGCAACACCAAATAAAAACAGAGCAGTCATCAAACAAAGTGCAGGTCGTATTGAGAGAAGTGTTGATGGAAAAGACACCCCTGTCATCTATGATTATGTAGATGTCAATATCAATTACTGTTTGGGAATGTATAAAAAAAGAAAAAGTATCTTAAAATAGTGCCACTTTTTCCACCAAACCACTATAATATAGGTGAGGGTGAAAAAAATATACCTTATTTTAGGTATAATAGTAGTAGAAACTTCAAAAAAATCGTTATTAAGGTTGTAAAAGGGGGCAACTTTAAGTATAACAATAATGAAGGGGAGTAAAAAAAATTATGAAAAGAGGTGAATTGTAAAATGTGGCACGATAAAGTAATAGAAAAACGAGCAGGTGATATCTATGGTTACCTAATGTTACATACAAGGGACAATGAATGGACATTAGATATCAATGATGAACATATTGGTTATCTATACAATAGAGATTATGTTCAGACTATTCTTGAAAAAATAGAATATTCAGATGATGATGAAATCATCAGATTTATAGTAAAAAGTAAACCAATAGATGAATGGGAGTGGCGAAAATGAAAAGATTAGTTTTAAATCATTATATATGTGAGATACGAAATGGGGACATATACAACTATGCTTTCATTGGTTTAGATGATGGTGGTGAAATACTTATTGACATCAATGATGAATATGTGGGTTATGTGTTTGATAGAGATTATGCGCAACAAATATTAGATAGAATAGAGAAAGGTGAGGACAACGAAATAATTAGAATGGTTGTCAAAAGGGAAGCGAGTTATGAAAAGAAAAGACTTGAAGTTGCTTAATGATGATGAGATGATGAAACAATTTGCTTGGGTATCAGCAAGATGTTTGCCAGAACAATTAGTCGATTTACACTACAAGAAAAACGATAAGAAAAATATTGACAAAATTGTTAAGTATCGAGATGTGGTTAGCGATTACCTTACTTGTATTAGAGAGTTAAAAAGTCGTGGCTTTACACTTCAGGAAATAATGGACATTAGAGTTTGAAGGTCGTAGCGTGTCTGTTGAAGGTGGGAAACCAATACATCTCACCAAAACTTACGCTAACAAATGCACCAGAAGAGGCACTTGTTGTCTTTGGTAGGCGCAAAGCAAAGCGTAGCAGAGATATGATTATCAAATTAAGTAAAGGTTTGGTAAAACCAGAGGTGGTTGTAAAATAATGTATAGTGTGTAGGGTTTGAAGCATTTTTCAGTAAACTATTATATATTTTTTTCTCATATGGGACTTTATGGAAAAACTATCTCAACTATACATACCCTACATTTTTTATAAAAAAACCTTGCTTTTTTGAATAAATTGATTTATTATTGTGTTATAAGGTAGTGTTTTTGGTTACAATATTTAATAAAATAGGCTTATTTCCTTTATTTGTGTAAAGGTCAAGAGAGCAAATACCATCTTTCTAATTGTAACCGAAAGCATTACAAAAAAATTAAAGTTTAACGACCAGCCTATTATAAAAAGAAAACAAGTGGAGTTGATGTGATGAAAGCAGGACGACCAAAAACAGAAATAGATAAAGACCAATTTGTTAAGTTATGTGAACTACAAAGCACTCTGCGAGAAGTAGCAGGGTTTTTCCATTGTTCAGAAGATGCAGTAAGAAGCTGGTGTAAAAGAGAGATGGGAATGACATACGAAGAAGCCTTTGAAGAATTTAGAGTAGGTGGTCTGTTATCATTAAGAAGAAATCAGTTTCAACTATCTCAAAAAAATACAGCTATGGCAATCTGGTTAGGTAAACAGCATCTGGGTCAAAAAGATATTATTACATACAACAATTTAGATGATAGTGAAGATGACCCATTGACAGCATCTATAAAGGCAAGTTTTGATAAAAAGGAACAAGATGAATGAGATTGGTTTTAGCCCAAAACAATTAGAACTATTTAAGTTTGGGTTTAGTAATTATGATGGTGTCATAGCAGATGGAACAATCAGGTCAGGAAAAACATCATCAATGAGTATCGCATTTATACTTTGGGCAATGAGTGAGTTTAAGAACAAGAACTTTATCATAGCTTCAAAAAGTGTAACAAGTGCAGAGAGAAATATCATTAAGCCTTTGATGAATATAAAGTATCTGCATAAACAATTTGATATAGCCTACTACACATCAACACATACACTCAAAGTTACAAGAGGTAGGAACACCCAATACTTTTATGTGTTTGGTGGTAAAGATGAGGCATCATATCAAACGGTTCAAGGTATTACAAGTGCAGGGGCATTTTTAGATGAAGTAGTCCTGATGCCAGAAAGTTTTGTCAATCAGGTATTAGCAAGATGTAGTGTCCCAAGAAGTAAGTATTGGTTTAGCTGTAACCCAGAAAGTCCTAATCATTGGTTCAAGAAAGAGTGGGTCAACAAGTCTGAACAAAAGAATGTGAAGTATATACACTTTACAATGAAAGACAACCCCAGCCTAACAGATGAGATTGTTCAACGATATGAGAATATGTATGATGGTGTATTTTACCAGAGATATATATTGGGGCAATGGGTTAGAGCAGAGGGTATTATATACACCAAGTTTGCAGACAATATGGAACGATACCTTATAGACAAAGAACCAGACAACCTCATACTCATCAATGTTGGTGTTGACTTTGGTGGCAATAAGAGTGGGACAACATTTGTAGCAACAGGCTTTACCCCACACCTCAAAAACATAGTCGTATTAGAAGCAGAAAGAATAGAGGAAGAATTAAGCCCAGAAACATTAGATAAAAGATTTAGCACCTTTGCCAAGATAGTATATGAAAAGTATGATAAACTATTTACAACAAGATGTGATAATGCAGAACCTGTATTGATACGAGGACTTAAGAATGTGGCAATCAAGGACAGGTTAAAAACAAACATCAAGAAGGCACTAAAGAAACCCATCAAAGATAGAATAGAATTAGTGCAACGCTTATTAGGAACAGACAGAATAAAGATGTTAAGACATACAACTGTGCCACTACAAAAAGGTTTAAGTCAGGCAGTATGGAGTGAGAAGAAGGAAGGCATCAGGTTAGATGATGGGACAAGTGATATAGATATATTAGATGCTTTTGAATATAGCATAGAAGAATATTTAGAGAACTTGGTAGAAATGGAGTAGCATATGTGGAAGAAAGTATGGAAGAGTTTATTAAGACCGATTGACAATGAGCCTATAAATTGGTGGGTCAATGGTATCGCAATATTCATATTAGTCTTGATGATTATAGAGGTGATAAGTAATGGCTAAAAAGAAAGACCCAAGATTAGAACGAGCTGGTGTGTCTGGTTATAACAAACCAAAGAGGACACCTAACCACCCAACGAAATCACATATAGTCGTAGCAAAAGAAGGTAACAAAATAAAAACGATTAGGTTTGGACAGAAGGGTGCAGATACAGTAACAAAAGCCACGAAGAAATTGACACCAGCCCTAAAAGCAAAGAGGGCATCATTCAAAGCAAGACACGCTAAAGGAATTGCTAAAGGAAAAATGAGTGGGAGTTATTGGAGTAATAAGGTAAAATGGAGATAAGAGCCTTATGAAGCGATTAAGAGGGGTAAGTAAATGATAGATGTAAATGGAATAATTAAAGATTTAGTAGGTATTGAAAAAGCACTACCTTACAAATCATACTATGCTAAAGATTGGTTATCTTGGTATAGAGGTAGAGTGTTAGGTTTTCATAACTACAAAATATATAATGGGACTAACTATCTTGAGATGGAAAGAAAGACCCTAAACTTACCAAAGTTTATTGCTGAAAGTTGGGCTAATCTTTTGATGAATGAAAGATGTGATATTATACTACCTGATGAAGAAAAAGAAAAGTTAGACCACATACTATACAGCACGAACTTCTGGCAAAAAGCAAATGATGGTATTGAGAAATCTTTTGCATTAGGTTTAGGTGCATTGATTGTCAATGTGGAAGGACTTGGTGTTAGTGAAACAGGTAGAATAAATAAAGACAAATCTAAACTAACAATAGACTTTGTGAATGAAACAAAGATATACCCAATCACAATAGAACATAAGAATATCACAGAGTGTGCATTTGTATCTCAAGGAACAGATGAAACTAATGTGGTTGTGCATCTTAAAAACAAAGACACAGGAACATATGATATATGCAACTATTGTTTAGACCACGATTATAAAATAAAAACAAAATATATATTTAATACAAAAAGTGAGATGCCTTGGTTCTTTATATTAAGACCTAACCTATCATCAAACTTTATGACAGAATTATTAGATGATGAAATTGGTATTAGTATTTATGCTAACTGCCTTGACAACTTCAAAGCGATTGACAACAAATATGATGGTTTTGATTTAGAATATGTATTGGGTCGTAAGCGTATGTTTGTATCAACTGAAGCTTGGACACTTAACAAAAATGATGGAACAATGCAGAGAACTTTTGACCCATATGATACACTCTTCTATCACTTGCCAGATAATGATGATGGTAAACCACTTATCACAAATAAGAGTGATGACTTAAGATATGAAGCATATGTTAGAGGTATCAATACAGAGATGAGTTATATTGCAATGAAGTGTGGACTTGGTGAAAACTTTTTGAAATTTGATGGTAGTGCAGTCGCTACAGCTACACAGGTCATTAGTGAAAACTCAACACTATTTAGAAATATTAAAAAGCATCAAATACTTATAGAAGATGTCTTATTACGATTAGCGAAAGTATTGATGAAAGCATCTAATGATTTTACTAACATTCAATTTAGACCTTTAGAAGATAAAGAAATTAGAATTATGTTTGATGACAGTATCTTTGAAGATAAGGGTAGCGAAATGGACAGAGATAGATTAGATGTTCAAGCTGGAATAATGAGTGTGCCAGAGTATAGAGAAAAATGGTATGGTGAAGATGAAGAAACAGCAGTAGAAAAATACAACAACCATTTCTTATACAAAGTGATAGACAACTACTTAACAGCCTTATCAAGCGGTGCAATTACACCAGAACAATATGTAGAAAAAGTTTTTCCTAATGCAACAAACAAATTAGAGATTATAGAATATATTGAGAAGATGGTTGGTAAGGAAGAAGCAGATATGCAAGACTTCTTATATGATGGTGTAGAAGGTGAACAATCAGAACAACCACAAGAAGAAGTAGCAAGTGATAAAGCACAACAAGAAACTTCTTACAATGGTGCGCAGATACAAAGTGCGATTAACATTGTTAAAGAATATGCAACAGGGGCATTGGCAGAAGATAGTGCAATATCAATGCTTATGGAGTTCTTAAGAATAGATGAACAAACAGCAAGAAATATGGTTAAGATAGATACATCAAATTTACCAAGTGAGGAGTAGAATATGCACTATGGAAAAAAGAAACCCAAGAAGATGGGTTATGGCAACAAGAGTAAAGGCAAGAAAAAATAAAGTGTAGGTGATTAGGTTTGGCAAGAGATATACATAATGTTACTGATGATGTATCTTTAGTAATGAGAGAAGTCATTGATGCAACTGAAAATGCAATGGTATTAGAAACAGCACTTCATCTTAACAAAGGTGCAAAATCAGCCAATGCCAAAGACTACATCAAAACACAAGTAGCTTCAAAAAGACAATTAAATAATAAGTTACAACAAGTGGCAAACAAATCTCAAAAAATAATAAACAATGTGATTGACAATATTGGTTCATATACAGGAACAGATACCAAACAACTAAAAAAAGATACAGCAATGGGAATGAAGATGTTAGTAAGAAGTGCCAAGTCATTACAGAACAGAACACTAAAAAAAGTATCACGGTTAGAAAGATATAAAACATCAGCAGAGTTTATACCTAATTTAGATAAAAGTATTATTAGCCAAACTAAAACAGGCATTGATAAAGGCTTACCTGTAACATATAAAAATGGTCGTAAGGTTACTTACAAAGCTTATATGGAAATGGCAGTCAGAACAGGCATACAACAAGAGATAGGTAATAGACAATTAGAGGCTGGTAGAAATGCAAACATTGTTTTCTATGTGGTAAATGAATTTGGTGATTGTGCAGATGACCACGCTGACTATCAAGGCAGAATGTATTATGATGAAAAATACCTTTTGTTTCCATTGACTACAGATGCAAAGGCAATGATAAGAAAACACATACAGAATAATAATTTGCAGTCAATACAAGATGTTAGAGATAAACCCCCATACTTAACAACCAGACCTAATTGCAGACACAAGATGAAACCTGTTGCTATAGATAGAGTATTACAAGAGAGTGTTGAAAACATTAAAGATGATTTAGGGTATAAAACAAAATCGTATAGACCTGAAAATTATGAAGCAACAAAAACACAAAGATACAACGAGAGAAATATAAGAAAATACAAACAAAGAAATTTAACTTATATGGCACTCTATAAAGATACTAATAATAAAGAGTATTTGTTACAAGCACAGAAAGAAAAAAGACAAGCAATGTTGTGGCAGAAAAGACAAAGACAACATATGAAAGCAAACCCAGATTTGTTTAGAGATTATGAAAGAGAAAACCCAAAAGTATTGTTGCAGGACTTGGGACTAAAAGATAAGAAAATACAATCTGACCCAAACAAGCCACCAGCACCAATTACTAATAAGCCACCACAAACCCCACCTGTTGCAATGAGTGAAGTAGTCAAAGAGCATCTTGAAATACCAGAACAAAAAACAGATATGTTTCAATACAAAAAAGCTAAAACTTTACAAGAAGCAATTACTCAAACAAAAATATTTAGTGATGTTGCAACTGATTTTGAAAAAGTAAAATTAGATAGATTGAATATTGTGAATAAATCAATAATTGAATTACAAGATGACTTTCCTTTATCTTACAAGATGACAAGATTTCAAACAAAAACAAGAATGAAAGCTAATGCAAATGCAACAAGAGATGGCATACAATATAATAGAACTACATTGAATGCAAATGATATTACTGAAACTAATATACGATTTGCTGAAAACAACATAAAAAGAAGAGAACAAATACAGATAGCTAAAAGGTATATTAAAGAAGTAGAAGAAAATAAGACTATGAGCCAAGTTGAAAAAAGAATGAGGCTTAAACAATATAACAATTATATTAAAAAAAATTCAAAAGCATTTAAGTATAAAAGATGGACTATAAAAGGAAGTGGTGATTTAGAAAGAGATGTGAAACGATTGACACAACACGAATACGCCCACACAATACACCTTCAATATTTTGAAGAAGTTAATTGGAACAAAACTATTCAAGGTAAGTTAAACAAATTAAGAAATAGTGGAAACCTTGATAAGTTAAATTCTATTAGTCCAAAACTTGATGAGATGAAATGGCGAATAAGAAGAAATCACAAAAAAATGAATAAAGATGAAAGTATATATAATGTTGGTATGTATGCAAACTCAAATTTTCTTGAATGCTTTGCAGAAACATTTGTAATGTATAATGACCCAAAAGAAAAAGAGAAGTTACCAAAGTATATTGTTGAAACATTTGATGATATAAAAAATATAATTAAAGAGGTTAATAGATTATGACAACAGTAGATATACCCTATTTTATGGAAAATGCAGAATGGTATGAATTTGATTTAGACAAAGGTATTTATGTTTTGACAGAAGAAGCAACAGAAAAAGCAAAAGAAAGTTATGAAGAATTTTATGGTTTATTAAACACATTAAGTAATGTGATATAATAAAATTAGTTTACAAGTTCTATAAAAACTTGGAAAAAAAAATAACACTAAAGGAGTGTGTGTGATGGAAAAAGAAACACAAACAGTTGATACATCAGTCAACACAACAGAGCAACCTGTTGAAAAACAAGTGCAAGAAAAAGTGGTAGAGGCAAAACCTGAACCACAACCACAAGAACAAAAAGCAGAAGTTGAGGCTAAAGGAAAAGTGTTTACTCAAGCACAGCTTGATGAGATTGTGATAAATAGACTTGGGAAAGAAAGAGCAAGGTTTTTAAAGAAACTTGGCATTGAAGATGAAAGTAAGCTTGATGACATTGTTAAGAAATCTCAAGAATATGAAACAGTAAGAGGTGAGGTGGAAACACTAAAACTTCAAAAGGCGAAGCAAGAGAAAGTTAATGTTTTAACTAAATCAAATGCAGACCCAGAGTTCACAGACTATCTTATTGAAAAGATAGAAGTTGCAGAAGGCGAAACTTATGAACAGGCAGTAGAGAAATATCTTGAAGCCCACCCAAAGTTTAAGAATGAGCAATTTACAAGTGTGGACAGCAGTATTAAAATGAGTGGTGGTAGCTACCCAGATTTTTCTAAAATGACAACAAAACAATACCTCGCTTGGCGAGAGAAAAATAAATTATAAGGAGATTTAAAAAATGGCTAACACATTTTTAACCCCTCAAATAATTGCACAAGAAGCATTAGCAATTTTGAGAAACCAACTTATCTTTGCAGAATTAGTTCATACTGACTATGCAAATGAGTTTGTTAAAGTAGGGGACACAATTACTGTGCGCAAACCAGCAGAGTTAATTGCAAAAGACTTTGCAGGTTCTATTTCAGCACAGGACTTAACTGAACAAGGAGTTACTGTTAAGTTAGACAAATTCAAAGATGTATCTGTAAGTATTACTTCACAACAAGCATCTTTAGAATTAAGAGATTTTGCAAGACAAGTTATAGAACCAGCAATGGTTGCTTTAGCACAAAAAATAGATGAGGACTTGGCAAACTTTATTTTTGAAAAATCAAGTGGGTCAGTATTAGCTACATCTGCTTCACCAACTAACCTTGCAGACATTGCAAATGTTGGTAAGAAGTTAGACATAGCAAAAGCACCTCTTCAAGAAAGACATTTAGTTCTTTCACCAGAACATAAATATCGTTATGCTTTAACAGAGATTTTAACAAAAGTTAACTTCGCTGGTAGCAACGAAACTTTAAGAGAAGCTTTACTTGGTAAAGTATATGGTATGCAAACTTATATGAACCAAAACTTACCAGAAAGCACAAGTTCTGCAGTTGGAACAGCTAAAGAAAAATTCAGCGTAGCATCTGCTTCAGGTGGTGCAGTTGCATTGAGTGGTTTATCAACTGCTTCAGCAACTGTTAAAATCGGTGAAGGTTTTGTTTACGAAGGACAACTATATAGATTTACTGCAAACGGAACAGGGTCATCAAACGCTATTGCTTCAATAGCAGTTAGCCCAGCTTTCCCATCAGGAGTATCTGCAACTGAAGTTAGAATGGTTAGACTTTCAAGTTCAGTTGGCTTCCACAAGAACGCTTTTGCTTTTGTAATTAGACCATTAGATTTACCAATGGGCGCACCAAGAGCATCTGTTGTTAACGGTGAAGGTTTATCAGTTAGAGTAGTTTATGACTACAACCAATCAAGTAAAACTGATACAATCTCATTTGATGTGTTATATGGTATTGCATCATTAAGACCAGAATTGGCAGTTGCAATTCAAGATACATATTAAAAACTAATAGGCATATATGGGTGGGTCTATATGACCCCCCTGTGTCTTATAAAAATAAGGAGTATGAAAAATGGCAATAACAATTAGAACAGAACCTATGTATATAACAAAACAAAATTATTTAGATTTTAGTGGCATTGATTTGGCATTAGAATTACAAGGTGCAAACTATGACAACCCAAGTGATATGGTAGATACATTTATTGTGAGGTTAGAAGAATGGGCTTTGTCATATCTGTTTATGAAGTTTGGAACTTCCACTACTTACCCAACAGATGATGATGATGTTGCTATTTTTGATGCTGATGCCTTTTCATTGGGACTACTACATCAGATTGATTACTTAAGAAGAAATGGTGATTTGTCTATACAAGCAGTAAGTCAAGGTAAAGTATTAGCACCAAACGCTTATATGGTTTGGAAAAATGCAGGTATGTGTAATCTTGCACACAAAAGAACAGAGAGGTTAGGGTATTGGGTGTAGATTTTAATCAATCAAGAAACAATAAATTTAATCGTAACAAGTGGTATAGCAGACAGTATGTAAACAATATGAAGCTACAACAAAATGCAACATCTAATGGTGTCTTTTATAGCACAGATAAAATACCCCTACAAAAGCAAACAGTCGTAATGGGTAATATTAAAAAAACTATTTTTACAGTTACGATAGAAACCAATGATACCATAGATG